GGGACTGGATCGTAAGTGCGCAATTTGTGACTCGGGCTGTCGACCCTACTGCTCCCAGAGTGCCACGTGGTCATTCGTGTCTCTGAGTTCCTCACAGGCTGCGGTAGAGGGACGCTGGGCTAGTTTCTTGAACTTGCACACAGGGTTCGCCGTCCCTCCTCCGTAATCTCGTTCGAGCCGTACCTGCTCGTCGGGTGTAATACCAAAAAGGGCGTGCACAGCATCCCGTGATTCCTCAGAGACCCGCAGGTAGTCCGAAGGAAGCCGGGTGGTCACGCGGCCATTGATGGTAGCAAGGTGTGGTACGGTATGGCGCAAGCGCTTTTCCCGTACCCACTGATCGTCGGTGCCAAGTGAGTATTTGCTGTCCACAGCACCCTCCCTCACCACGCCCAGAGACTCCAAGATAGAGTAACAGGCGCGCGACACAACGGGGGTGTGGGGGAACATTAGATAGGTAGAAACTAAGTTGCCAACGAGAATCTCGGCGAGCTGTCGCCCGCCCTCTCGGTTGACGACCCAGAGGGCACGTTCCATATGCCTAACTGGGTCAACGACGCAGATGGGGTCACCCGCCTCGTTGTACGACAAGGCTGAGTGACAGTACTCCTCCTCCCAATGGCCGTTGGCTATAACGGCCACCCATCGTTGGGAGAAGAGCTTTGTGAAGACGGCCTCAGCAGTCTTCGTGAAGTCTTCGAGAAACCGACGCGGAATCCAGATATTNTGGTCGTCCCCATCAACCAGGATTTCCATCGGGCAACCGACAAGCCGCGCGATGAGCCTGAGAAGGACGACAACAATAATCGTGTTTCCACCTCCCGTATTCCGATCACCAGACATGCGGGTCCCCACAGCGTTGTACTTGTGTGGGCCCGCTCTGCCATGGTTGATGAGCTGGTTGTCCAGCATTTTTAGGGGGAGACCGGAAATCCGCCTCCACACATGGTGTTCGAGGCGGAGGGCTATCGTGGAGACGTGGGCATCAAACTTGGAAAAGTCTCCCATGATGCATACACCATCATGGAAGACATGTCGCTTAGTATGCCACACGCGTGCGCGTCGCGTCATGTTCATTCCCTTGGATGAGTCCGGAGTGCCGGAGGGGCCATAGCCTGGTCCCAGCAGAAGTGTGTGTTCTGCGGGTCCCATAAACTTGGCCAGCTCTGCATTTACCCCGGGGTCTCGGAACTGAATCATGCGCGGCGCCTTCTCCGCCGCCGTCCTAGTGTCGTATTTATCGCATTTCACGAAGCCTTTGACTTTGTAGTCAAGCCCCTCAACTTGCGCCTTATTAATGGCACGAATAAGGCGCTGTCGTTTGGGCCCGCCGAACTTCGCAATGTAAGCGTCAGTGGGGGCCAGATCGATCCGTCTGTCCCCGACCCAGTCGTTTGCAAC